GTGTGATGTGTGCTTATTATCCAATAACATGGTTTGAAAAATTTGTTTGGAAAATATCATATGACCATAGTGTTCCTGGTATATCATGGACAGATTATACTCCTGTGCCGTTAACTGCATTATGTTGCAGATCGTTATCTATGTATAATAGAATGTTTACTGGTGATAAGTTAGGTAAATATACGACAAGCTCATGTGAGAATTTATATCCTGTGAAGTTAGTTAAGTTAGTTGAAAAATATAATACTGATACTAGATATGTACCAAATATGTCTCCTGTATTGAGTAAATGTATAAGTCGTGGGTTATTGCGATTATATGATTTTATGGGAGTAAAACAGCATTTTGGTAAAATTATGTGGACGATTACAGAACGGGATGTGTATATGTTTACTACTCCTACTCAGTCTAGTGCAGGAATTCGTGCTGGAGGAGAAAAACCGTATACTGATCAAGATGGTATAAAGGTTAAGATGACAGTTAATGGTACAAAAGGTGATCAGGAAAAAGCTATGAAGATTGCCTTTTGGAAACATATAGAAGAAATCCGTGATACTGGTAAGACCAAATTTACTGAGAAAGCGTCGTGTATATGTCAAAAATTTGAGATTTTTAATTGTTATTCGTTGGATCCTCTTGAACGTCAAAAGATGTATGAAAAATGTCGTGATTTTTTTATATTGCAGCAAATGATGTATTATATTGCTCAGTCAGTTCAAAAAGATAGACAGTTAATTGAGCGAGGAAAATGTATTAAGATAGGTATGAAATTTTTCTTTGGTGGTGCTTTAAAGTTTGCGGAGCAAATGAAGTACGATGATCCCACTATGCATTTTTTTGATGGTGATTTTAAGGCACTAGATACTACCATAAATAGGGTATTATTGGAGTTATATTCTTCACAGGCAGCAGTTTATGTTAGTAAGCAGTCACCACATTATGCGATTTTTATGTATTTGTTGCAGGTGGCTACTGAGAATCTATCTGTTAAAGTTGTCCATATATTTGCTCGTATATGGAAAATTATTTTTGGAACTATGCCATCTGGAGCATATGAGACCTCTCATGGTAATTCATGGATAGTTGCGTTATTATGGTTTAGTTATACAATATACGTGGAAATTATGACTCCTCATAAATCGGCATTAATTGAAGAGACATATCAGTCTGGTAGGATGCAATTCCCAGTATATGGTGATGATCATGTGTCAGCTATAGGATCAGAAATCAGTGATGTTATTAATGAAGAAGGATTTGCTAAGTTTGTTAATATTTTCTTTAAGATGGAAATTAGAAATATTAGATCAAGGATCCCATTTTTAAGTGTTCCTAATGAGCATGGAGGCTTAAAAGTAAGAGGAGTTGTGTTTTTAAAACGATACTTTATTGCTCGTACAGCTGAATTTCCTGAGTGGATGCCTGCTGTATTGCCGTATAAGCACATTGATGATTTTATGGTAAAGTTGGCGTGGGGGAATAATCCACGGTTAACGTTGGCAGATTATGCAATTGCCAGTATAGGGTTAGCATATGATAATATGGGTACAAAT